AAAATCTCTAAGCACTGGGAGTACTCCACTAGCGAGTCCTCCACTTGATATAGGTGTTCCTCGCTCTCGGATATGTCCAATGAAACTTGAAGTTCCAAAACCATTCTTTGAAAGGACTGCAATCTCTGTTTGTGTGTTGTAAAATTCATATATGCTATCTCCTACATAACTCCCACTACATGATACTGGGCAGCCTCTGTTAGTTCCCATGTTAGCTAACACAGGTGTAGAGCAAGCCAACCAGCCGTTCCACATTAAGTTAAAAAATACTTTCTGCCAATGCTCACTGTCATGCATATGACTAGCAGCAGCAGTGGATATACGCTTGTAAATTGAGTATAGGTCAGGACAATCATCTGTAGTGTACTTGTCTTTAAGTATTTGCCACGCAGGTGTAGTCACCCACATAGGCAGCTTACCTTCCTCTTGAAGTTGCTTACGCTCCTCTCCAAGCTCCTCGTAAATTGATTTATGCTTTACCATACGAATTTTTTTTCACTCCAGTCTCTGGTGTAGTTATTGCCTTGCTTCGTAAAGAAGTCATGCAACGATCCACTATTGATATTTTTATAAAACCAACTGCTGATTGGATCGTAGCCTACATCAAACATAGGTGCAATATCTAACTGCTCCAAGCACAAGTTTAAACGTGCCTGAATAAAGTTCTTCATCTGTACGTCAGTGATGCCTTTGATATTACCTTGCTCAAATATCATATCGATGATACGGCTTTCGTGTTCTAAGACTTGAGCGCAGGTGTTCTGTATTTTCTTTACAATCCTAGCGTATTCTTTCTCAGACGGCTTCAGTTCGTCTCTAAGCGTTTTAAACAACCATGCTCCTGCCTCACTATGCAGATTCTCATCTCGCACTGAGAAGTTAATACCTGCGGTCATGTTCATTAGCTTGTTCTTACCTTCAGCTTGAAAGTGCTTGAGGAAAGCAAAGTTACTGTAAAGAATTGCACCTTCTGTGATACTACCCATAGCAGTAATCAGCAGTGGATCATCAACCTTAAACTGTCTATCAATCCATGCCATACGATCAGCTAGTACCTTGTCTTCAGCATAGCTACTGTAAAACTCATCAGTCTTCAAGCCCATCACTTCATTCAGCTTATCGTAGAACGGAGCGTGTACATTAAGTTCAAACATACCAAACACTGATGCCATGCGCTGAATCTCTGGACGTTGGAACGTCTTACGCACGTAGTCCAGCCAGTACTCGTTACCTACATGAAGCTCATATAGAGTAAAAAGTTTAAGAACAGTTGTAACGCCGTGTAACTCAGCAGTAGTAAGATTAGTCTTGAGGTCATGTATATCCTTATTCATCTCGATTTCACCAGCAGTCCAGAAGATAGACTCCTGCTGCTCACAGTAGTCAATAGCTTTTGGATAGTCTACTGTGTACGTTTCTTTCTTTTCTAACAATTTACTCATACCAATCTTCATCCTTATTACTGTGAAACAGCATACCGCGTAAAAACCATTCAACCATAAATGTTCTCATAGGTTCATCACGTTCATTGTAAAATGTTTTAAAACCAATGTAAGGCAACCAACCACCCATCAAAGGATAACCAAAAAAGATTATAATTTTGTCTACAGGACAAATCCTAAATGGCATAAGCTCAAATTTATAAGCCTCTAACTCTTGTTCATCCATCATCTAATTCCTTTTGTAATCTTTCAAAGTGTAGCTCGACTCTATCTTCAAAGCGAAAGACTAAATCTTCCGAACTAATGTCAAGTAAGTCGGCTACAGTTTCTTCATCTAATTGTCCTAGCCTTGAACACAATTCTGAGAACGTCATAATCTCTTTAACGTCCTCGTAAATAAGAGAGGCTAACAGGTAAGACATCAAGTCCTCCATTTTCTACTTCGTTAAGCATCCAGATACCAGACCAACTACCATTGTTCTGCGCTCCTAAATACTTCTCGTCATGTTGATAATAGATGCCAGCAAATAGCCCAGTCAGGTTTACACCATCAGCACGTCTTGAAAATGCTATGTCTCTGTCCTGAACATGCCCCATAATACATGACATCATTCGTTTAGATAGCAGTGACCTAGCACTGGCTACAGGTCTACCCATAACACCTGAAGTAAAGTAGTGAGCAAAAGCCACACCTTCTATGATCACAGGCTCTAGGAAACCATGTACTTCCCAGTCACTTAGGTTTAAATCTTTATAACTAATTACATCTTCCAAGATTGCGTCAGCTTCAACGGCTCGTTCGATGCGGTACTCATGGTTACCGATGGTAAAGACCATTCTCGGTTTCCATGTTTTCTTTTTGTTACGTTTCTGGCGATTAATCTCTTTCTTTATTGGAGCAAGAAGCAAGTCCATCGCATCGTTACCAGCTTGTACGTCTTTAGTGTACCGCCTACCTTCAAAGTCTTTACGACCTTTGTCGTAGCTAGACAAGCTAGGCATGTCCCAGAAGTCACCAATGTTTACGATAACATCAGGCTTCTTGTCAGCTATGTATTGACCTGCCCATGTAAGATGTTCTGTAGGTACACCTTCTTTAATTTGGCAATCAGGTATCACGCAAATCTTCATGTGTTCTCCTTAATGTAATCAACTAATTGTTTGTGTTCATCAACTGTAAAATGTTGCAAACCTTCTTTATCACACCACTGACCCATAGTCATCTTACTGCCTTTACGGACTTTCTTATTACGATCAGACAGTACGAAAATTAACTCACCATGTTCTATAGAATCTCTAATGGCTTTGTACTTCATGGTGTCACCTGCTCTAAAGAATCCTTTGCACTCTATTAAGAAATTACCACATACAAAGTCAGGAGTGTACTTACGGTGAGTAACATACGGTACTGCAAATGGCTCGTACTCAAAATCTTTAGGTAGCTTTTCTGCAAGAGCTTTTTCTAAACCACTACGATAGTAGCTTTTTTTATTTTTTGGTTTCATGAAAATCCATTGGCATATTCACGCCACGTTGTAGCATCCATAGTAGCTGGGTATTCTCAACACACCTTTGAAAGCCATCGTCAAACTCCTCGATGTACATATCAATTATTGTCTTATCCCAAGCATCTCGATCAGTAGCGTCTAGTATCTTATCCGCTTTCTTATCACCGATACCTCGAATACCTGTTATGTTATCGACTCGATCACCAGTAAGCATCTGCTTGTAGAAGAAGCGTATGCCTTCCTCTGCTGTAACAGTCTGCCAAGTTTGTTTGACGTAGTTGTAGTGTCTACCAGCGACCATCAACAAATCCTTGTCAATAGTAGCGATAGCTGTTTTATCTGTCTGGGCAAGAGCCAAAGCATCGTCTGCTTCCATGCCATTAATTACTTGCGCTTGGTATTTACTTTGCAAGTATTCTCTAATGACTTGGTAATGAACTGGCTTCTCAGTGCCTTTACGGTTCTCTTTGTAATCTTTTCTAATCTTAAATCTAAAATTATCCTTACCAGTTAAATAAACTTTATAAGCACTGGCCTCAGTGTCTTTTAGAATGTTATTAATAAAGATTTTGCAGGAATGTAAAGCGTGAGATTCTGGGTCAGCCGTAACCAACCCAGTATCCTTGTCCTTCTTTTGAGAAGCGAATCCTATGCGATAAACAATAGGATCGCCATCAATTAACAACTTCATTAGAATGGAAGATCATCTTCAAAGTCATCATCAGCAGCAGCGTTTACTACTTCCAACTTTGGCTTTTCGTTCTCAGTAGACTGAGCTTGATTTAATCTACGTGTATAAGCGTTACGCGGAATACCAAACAATGCCTTTTGTGCTGGATTGTTCTCATCATCAGAATCACCAATACTCATGTCAAGTATACGATTCGGTGCTACTGTATCCTGATACTTGGCTGGGATCGGAAGAATCGTTTTGATGTTGTCATAAGTTCGTCCGTCCTTTGTGTTGTGATATGTAATCACATTACAAGGCTTTCCTAACACTGAATCCCAGTCTGCAACCTCACCGACCATAGCCGTAGGATCAAAAACTTGATACATCTTTGTCTCAATTCCACGTTCAGTCATCGAGTAGTAAATGTTGATAGGCTTAGTCCACAACAAGCGCGGCTTCTCTGCACCGTCTATTGTCACAGAACTATTTACCAGCTCGATACCTAACGCAATCTGCTGACGCTCGTCCTGTTCTTCACCTTTATAAACAGGTTTTTGCATGCCAAGATCAGCAACATAGACAAGACGACCTTCATGTTCACCTTCGGCTAGATTTTCGTACTCAACAGTAGAGTTGGTAGCTTGCTTCGGTGATGCCATACGTTTTAAAGACATTTTTGTTTCTCCTAAAAAAAAAATAATAGTACAGTATATTATAACATACTTTAGTGAATATTGGAATAGTTATTTCCAAATTGAATATCGCAATCTAAGTCTCGGTTAAGTTTTAGCATATCATTAACCTTGTTTATAGATGTCTTCAATAAGTCTTTGATCTCCTGTCTCTCATTCTGCTTACACTCTAAGATTATCTCATCATGAAACTGTCCAGTAAGCTGAGGTCGTTGACTAAGTATCAGCTTTAACCACAGATCAAAGCAGTATACACCTGTGCCTTGATTGAGCGTAGAGAATATGTCCTTCTCACTTCTGAGTGAGTACCACAATCGACTGACTGGATTGTAAAGCCACATCGCGTCCTTTCCAGCTCTCTTTGTAGTCTGCTCCTTAGCTATCTTTTTAAGTGACCAGTTACGTTTCCAGTAAGCTTTATGAATCTTGGCTGCTTCCTTTTCAGTAATAGTCAACTGACGTGACAGCGTTTTAACACCAGCACCATAGGTACAAGCATAGTTACCACCTTTGTAAGCATGACGTATACGAGTTACTTCATCTGTATGATTACCTGCTTTGTATTCGTCCACCTGCTGTTGGGTAACAGCATTAGCAGAAAGAGCCAAATCAAGATGAGGATCAAATCCTTCAGTCGTCATATCCGCTACGAACTCTGGATCATGGTCATACATGTAGTGCTGTTTGGTTCTATCCTCAAGAGAAGACATGTCAGAGCCGCAGAGGACATTACCTTCTTCGCATGTCAGTAAGGCACGTATCTCTTTACCATACATCTTACGGATACTCGGTATATTGACACAAACTCGGTGCTTCAACCGTAGTGTGTTAGTGAGTCCTCCCATCGCAGCGACTAGATAACCATTAGCGTCAGCATTTTTAAGAAAGCCTTTGACTGTGCTGATGCGATGTTTAATTAACATAATAGTCTCCAGTGCAGCAACCGCAGGATTATCATCAATCAACTTCAGCACTGACGGACACATGTCTCCACTCTTGATCTTGACTTGCGGTACTCCTCCTTTTGCTTGCACGTTAGGATCGAACCTTGCGTACTCAAAAGTTTGTGGCTCCCACCCAAGAGAGTAAAGCCAGTTCTTAATCTGTAGAGTGCTTCCAGCATTTGGTGGCTCAAAGCCTACCACTACCTCGACCTCCTCATCATGAGCAAAGTCTAAGCCACGCTCATCACACAGTGCTTGCCACTTCTCACCAGTAGCAGACAATGTACCGTCCTTCTTGTAAGGTTTGGCTGGACGCTTACGCTTTGCAATCTTAGGTACATCTGGCATAGCAGACATCAGTATAGACTCACTTTCTGCGTATTCCTTCTCCATGTTCTCAAGAAGGCTCTGAGCTGCATCAACATCCAGCTTCCATTTACTATGCTCTGCCAACTGAGCGCAGCGCATCTTGTGAGCCAAGTATCTAATCAGGACTTCAGGCTTATCATCGTATAGAAAATTCAAGTATGAAATCTCGCGCTTCCATACTTCCAGATTAATTCTTACATCTTCCTCACAGCGATGCACGTATGTTTGCAGGTCAGCCTTCTCCCAGTCTTCGACCACTGGCTTGGCAACACCTATTTGCTCTCCCCATTGTGCTAAACCATGCTTGCCTTGATACGGCCACAAGTACCACGAGATAGCGAGAGTGTCAACAATATTGCAAGGTATCTGTTGTAGATCAAGTATACGCTCAATGATCGGTGCATCGTAACGTATAAAGTTGTGACCGATAATTCTGTCCATCCTTGTGACCGATGCAAAGAACACTTGCATATCAGCATAGGTAGTAAACGTAGTTATTTTATTTGTACGACTGTCATGCACTGACATGCAGTGGATTTTAGTAGCATCGATACCGTCAGTCTCAATATCGATCACGTAATCTACCATGATTTTTGCTCCAAGTATTCTGTAGTTTGAACATTATACTCTACATCACAAATAAAAGTATTGCCAAATTCTCTATCAAACAGGCTGTAAACTTCTGAGATGTTCTCTCGTTCTGGTGGACACTCTGGCGTACGATCACGAGACAAACCTATACCCAGTGTAAACCACTTCTCCATCGCACGTGACCCAGTAAGCTCGGAGCTTAATACTCTAGCACCTGCTTCATGGCTCTTGCTGCCTTTCTGCTTTGGATTTACATGCGAGAAGCAGAAGATAGTAATAGGATATGTGTGACAAAGATCACTCATGTCGGTAGAGATTTCATTGAGCCTATCGTTAGCTTCACTGCTGGTAAAGCGTGAAATCAATGCTGTGATAGGATCTATGAAAAAGACGTTTGTACCATCGAGCAAATGCTGTTCCTCAATAGCAGTTCTTATGTCTGACCAATCTCGACTCGCGCCACGATCATAGAATGTCACATACTCAGACATTCCTCTCAATGTTGAGCGTAGAAAGTCTGGATCATAGTCCACATCTGGACGAGTAAAATCTATCTTGCCTTGCTTCGCAGCTAAACGTCTAGCAGTCATTACAGGATTATTCTCAAGGTCGAATACGCCTACTCGCTGTTTCATGCTTATCAAGTGAGATGCCAACTGGTACTCAAAGTGGCTCTTACCAATCTTGGGCGCGGCTGCCACTATAATTAGCTGGTGAGGACGGATACCATACGTTCCGCGTGTAAGTGTAGGCCACGGATACGAGATACCAATCTCTGGTTTTACACAAGCCTTCTCTATCAGCTCCTCATCAATAGTAACCAGTTCTCCTTGCCGCTCATACACTGAGTCCCACACAGCAGCTTGATAAAGCTGTTTACCTTTTCCTTTGACAAGCATTTCACTAGCATCTTTATCTGGTAGCTTGGCAACTTTGAATAGTGGAAAAGCCTTCAAGCACTCACGAGTAGCCTTCTTGCCAGCGTCATCGTTGTCAAAACACAAAATCACTTCTTCGTATTTAGAAAGAAATTGTCTGTTAGTTTTAGCCATCAGGTCTTTGACAGCACCACTAGCTCCGCGTGTAAGCGAGACTACTGCTGGGTCTTTAGTGGCGTACTTGCTTGGCATATGTTCCTTAATCGCCTGATACAGACTCAGGCAGTCAAGACGGCCTTCAGTGATAAAGAGCTTACGACCAGAAGGAGCTAGATGTTGTCCCCATAAATCAAGCTCACCTTTGCGGTCACCGATTGATGAGAACTGCTTGTTAGATACTTGCTTAACTTCATACCCAACCAGCTTACCTTGCTTGTGGTCTGGGTAATAGTGATGTGTGATAGTTTGACCATCAGTCTCAGATAGCTCTAGACGTACACCGAATCTCGCTACAGTTTCTTTTGATAGCTTGCGATCAGCTATCTCTCTAGTAGGCAGACTATTGATGTCACTTAGTTTCATACTTGATTCTTCCTTCTTATTAATTTTAACAACGTTACTTTGCTTACTGTCTAGTGGATCAAAGGTGTTACAGGCGAAACAGTAAGCGTTCTCCTCACCTGACTCGGTAGCAAATACTTGCTTTGCATCTGAACTACCGCAGTCAGTACAAGCTATCTTGTAGAGCGGTGTACCACTTTCTTTTACCTCGTTCATAGGTTCAGCTCCAATCGAGCT